ATATCTAACCGCTCCGTAACAAGAGCGGTTTTGTTATGCGTGAATTTAATACAGAGATTAGCACTTAATCAATCGGATTGAGTGCTTTTTTATTATTAATCAAAGAAAGGTTTGATACTATGAGAAAAAGAATTTTAGCAATTGTACTTATGGTAGTTATGATTGCAACAATCGTACTAATTACTGTGGGATGTACCGAGGCAACGCAGGTATCGTACAATGTTTCGCAGGAAGCAGACAATTTCAATGTGATACGCAGGCTTACGGTTATTAACACAAGAACCGATAAGCCCTCATTTGAACTTGTTGCCGCTTTTTCATTACAGGTTGATAATGACGATAACCAAATTGAGGTTGTCTGCGAAACGGGCAAAGGCGAATACAAAAAGCATATCATAGGTCTTAATGATGAAACTATGTATGTTGTAGAGGACATAAGCGGTGCAGAGGTGGATAAATACCGTTATGATATTAACTTCCTGCCTAAACAGATTTTGCCGATTACATTTAAAAGTAAAGATTAACAACTAAACCCGTCGATTTCGACCGGTTAGAAAGGCGGTGACAAAATGAAAGTAAGAGTAATTACATCGTTCAACGATAAAACCGAGGGGTTTATTAACAGACCAATTAATGAAGTATTTGAATGCTCCGAGAGCAGAGCAAAAGACCTTATCAAACTTGGCTATGTTAAAGAGGCAGTCGAGGAAGTATCTGCCGAGGAAAAGCCAAAGCCTAAGAGAAAATTGACAAAACATATTTAAAACGCACTTGTGAGTGACTGCACAGGTGCTTTTTTATTGTCCGAAGACGCTAAACTACGGGAGACACCGTGCAAAACTGAAACAGAGAGACACTCTATAAACTGATTACGGGAGACACCCGATAACTGAAAGGATTGATAAAATATGGCAGAAAATAACCCAACACCTAACCCAAACGAAACACAGCCGACACCGCAGGGCAACCCTGCACCTGCATTCGATTATGACAAGCTTGCAAGTCTTATTAACGGCAAGCAGAGCGTGACAGAGGACACGGTTTTAAAGTCATACTTTAAGGAGCAGGGATTGTCAGCAGATGAGATGAAACAGGCAATCGGTGCTTTTAAGGAGCAGAAAGCCAAGAACACACCCGACATTGCGAAAATGCAGTCGGAAGTTGAATCCGCAAACAACGCAAAGCTCACGGCAGAAGTCAATCAGTCGGCAACTCTCGAAGCCGTAAAACAGGGTGTAGATATTGCAAGTATTCCGTATGTGCTTAAAATGGCAGATTTTTCGGCTGTAACGGCAGACGGCAAAATCAACACAGAAAAGCTGACCGAGGCGGTTAAGAAAGTGCTTGATGATGTGCCTGCGCTAAAAAAGACCGCCGATAACAGCGCAGGTGTTCAGAAGATCGGCGGTGACGGTAACGGTACATCAGACGGTACTAAACAAAATTCAAGCGTTCCGACAAAGAAATGGAACAGATTTAATATTTAAGAAAGGACAATTTAACTATGGCAAACACAAATAACTATGCAGAGCAGTTCAGCCCGGATTTGCTCGAAATTCTCGTTCAGGGCACACTTACTTCACCATTCATCACTTCAAATGTAAAGTGGGTGGGCGCAAGAACATTCCACTTTACACAGATGTCAACAACAGGCTTTAAGAACCACAGCAGAGAGGGCGGTTGGAACAAAGGCAAATATACACAGACAGATGTTCCTTTCACTTGCGAGCACGACAGAGATATTGAGTTCCTTGTGGATAAGGCAGATGTTGACGAAACTAACGCAACCGCTAAGGTTGAGAATATTTCAAAGGTGTTTGAGCAGACACAGGTTGCTCCCGAAACAGACGCACTTTTCTTCTCAAAGGTTGCCACAAAGGCGCAGGCAACAGACGGCTATCATTCAGCTACCAAGTCAACCGAATGGACCAAAGCAAACGCTTACTCAAAGCTCAAGACTATTCTTTCAGCCGGCAAGCTCCGCAGATACAAGGCAAGAGGCACACTTGTTGCTTATGTAACATCAAACATTATGGATTGCCTTGAGCAGTCAACAGAATTTACCCGTAAAATTGAGCTTACCCAGATTGCCGAGGGCGGTATGGGAATTGAAACAAGAGTAACCGAGATTGACGGCTGCCCTGTTATCGAGGTTATTGACGATGAGCGTTTCTATGACAGTTTCAACTTCAATCCTGCCAACGGTGGTTTTGAACCTGCCACAGGCGGTCACAAAATCAATGTTCTTGTCGCTTGTGGTGATACCTGCAAGACTGTACCGAAGATTTCAAGTATTTACTTCTTTGCACCGGGGGCACATACAGAGGGAGACGGTTGGCTCTATCAGAACCGTACACTTTCCGATACATTTGTTTTCCCTAACGGCAAAGACGGCAAGATTGACAGTATTTATGTTGATGTTGACACAACGGCGGTTGCGTAATGTATGCCGATTACATTGAACAGCAGGGCGGAGATGAAAAAAGCATTATCTCCGCCGCTCACATCGACATTCTGACCTTTAACCGCATTGATTTTGAAAAACTTTCGGAAATGCAGAAGAGAATCATCGGCAGAGTGCATAGCAGACTTACTGCTTTTGAAGAAGAAAATGCCGATATGATTTCTTCCTATCTGAAAAATTACAACATCAACGGTGTGGGTATGGAGTTTGGCGCAAGTTGGAATTTGATGTGCATAAGCGGCGTGGCAATTCCTGCGGACCTCTACTCTCTGCTTAAATCAACAGGGCTTTGTTATCCTGCAATATGAGGTGATATGTTTTGAAATTTCCGTCACTTGTAAAAAAGCAGTTCTGTAAAACTCCTGTCGAGGTCACAATCTACAGTGAGGGAATAACCGAGGACGGCTCTCCTGTTGTTGCCTTCCGCTGCGGAGAAATATACCCGTCAGACACCTTATTGCCGAACACTAATTTGTTTGCGGGTAATGCTCATTGCAATATGCAGTCAAAAGCAAAGACAGTATATACAAAAGAACAGAAAATCGTGCAGGTGTCTGCAGTGCTGCTTTTTGACGGTGACATTGCTCCTGACACCCCGACTTTGAGCGCAGGCTTTGTAGTGCTTGACGGAGTAAAGCGTAACATCGTACAAGGCATTAAACACCGCAACCCTGACGGTACAGTGAATTATACGGAATTGGATGTGATTTAATGGGATTTTTTCGGTAACATCAAAAATCAAGCTGAATTTGCCTGTACTAAAACAGCTTGATACAGCACAGCAAACGGCATTGCGTAAAACCACAGACGCATTGCTTACACAGATTAAAAACGGTCAGGTTATGCCTTTTGATACGGGTAATTTGCAGAACGAAAGCACCTTTGCCGATTACGCAAATCTTGCAAAAGGCAAAACCAAAATCGTATCGAGTACACCGTACGCAAGACGGCTGTACTACCACCCCGAATTTAATTTCAGCAGAGATGAAAACATAGCGGCAGGCGGCAAGTGGCTTACACCTTGGCTCAAGGGCGGTGCACGACAAAACTTTTGTCAAAAGGCATTTGCACGATTTTACAAGCAGGAGGCAGGACTTTGATTTATTTATCTGATATAAGGGACTTTTTAAAGACTGTCTTTAAAGCAGAGCATTACTACATCGGTAAACTCGATAACAAACAAGATAAGTCCCTCGGTGTGTACTCTCTCAAGCAGTCGGGTGCGCCTGTAAGGGCGATTGGTGACGAGAGTACATACAACACAATCAGCGTGTCTTTACTCTTGCATTGGAACAACAACGCAAATGAAACAGAGCGACAGGCACGCAGTTTATTTGAAACGCTTTACAGTGTAAAAGATGTTGAAATCAACAAACACACAATTTATATGATTGAACTGCTCACACCCGAGCCTGTCGATGTAGGCACAGACGACAAGGGCGTTTATGAGCAAGTCATTGAAGTTAAATTTTATTACGAAAGGATGTAAATAATTATGGCAGTATCAAGTGGAGTTTATCCATGTTATGAAAATCAGTTTGCGGTAGGTAAGGCAGGTACAGACACCGCCACAACAGCAATCGCAAATTGCGAGGAGTTTTCGGTTGCATTTGACAACGGCGTTGAGGAATGGACAGCGTTTGAGAGCGAGGGTTGGAAGTCAAGACTTATGACAGCCAAGAGTGTTACAATCTCTGTAAAGGGCAAGCGTACAATCGGTGACGCAGGCAACGATGAAATCGCAGAGCTTGCGTTTAAGAACGGCACAGCCGCACAGCTTCCGTTTAAGTGGACTTTCCCGAACGGTGCAAGCGTACTCTTCAAGAATGCGGTTATCTCTGTAACAGCAAACGGCGCAGGCGCAAGCACAGGTGTTGCACCTCTTGAATTTGAGGTTATGTCAAACGGCAAGCCCGAATACACACCTGCAGCCTAAGGAGGTATAAAGAATGTCAAAAATCATTGATATTACAAACAAACTTAATTTTGATGAAAGACCTAAGCTCGTAATTAAGGGCACTGAAATTGAGGTCAACAACGACGCAATTTCTTTTATCAAGGCTATTGCTCTTTTCGACAGCGAGAACGGTATATCAAGCACTGACATTTTATCTGCGCTTGAGCTTCTCTTTGACGAGGAGAACAGAGAAAAGATTGCAAAACTTCATCTCTCGTTTGACGACCTCTCAACTGTTATTAAGACAGCAACAGAGCTTATCGCTGACAATGACAGCGAGGGGGAAATTCAGACCCCGGCTACGACTTAATAGATGATTTCGATTTAATCGTATCGAGCTTTAAGTCAGAGTACGGGGTGAGCATTTACTCCGAAGATTTTAAAAAGATGACTTGGGCGGAGTTCAGCTCTCTGCTGTGTGGCTTGGGAGCTGACACGCCTCTTGCGAGAACGGCTCAAATTCGCCTTGAGAACGATGAAAATGTTTTGAAGAACTTTACATCATCTCAACATAAAATACGCAACAAGTGGCGTTCACGCACAGCAAATAAACGCACGCAGGCTGACATAAACACAGCCTTGCATGACTTTGAAATGATATTTGCAAATATGTAAATGTTGCATACAATTTTGTTTATTTTTATAAAATTCTTGACTTTTATGTATATTTTTGGTAATATTTAATAAATGTTAAGTATTATAACATTGTAAAAGCCACTCCAAACGGGGTGGCTAAAATTTTATCAAATTATACAGCGTACATCTTCGGGTGTGCGCTGTTTTTATACCCCAAGGGTGTCACATTTCGTTACGCCCTTTATTTTATATTGAAAGGAGTGTGAGAAATGAGTGCTACAGTTGGCGAAATCGGCTTAAATCTTGTACTGAACAGGCAAGGCTTTTCTAAATCGCTTAATGCAGTGCAGGAGCAGGCAAACAGCGTAAGCAATAAGATGTCTGCTAAGTTAAAAAAACTCGGTACAGCGGTTGTGGCTGCTTTTTCGGTTGCCGCTGTTAAGAAATTCGGTCAGCAGTGCAATGAATCGGCGGCAGAGGTTAATGCCGCAAATTCGCAGTTTGAACAAACATTTGGCTCAATGCAGTCACAAGCTGAAAGTGCTATTGCTACGGTATCTAAAAACAGTGGTATTTTGAAAACACGCTTGCAGGGTGTCGGAACAAGCATTTATGCCTTTGCAAAAACTACGGGTATGGACAGTGCAGACGCTCTTAATATGATGCAAGAGGCTTTACAGGTAACAGCTGACAGTGCGGCATATTACGACCGCTCGCTCGAAGATACCGCCGAAAGTCTTAAGTCGTTTCTTAAAGGTAACTTTGAAAATGATGCCGCACTCGGTTTGTCCTGTACTGAAACAACACGAAATGCGGCGGCCAACAAGTTGTACGGTAAATCGTTTACGGAACTTTCAGAATCACAGAAACAGCTTACTTTACTTGAAATGGTAAAAGACGCAAATAAACTTTCGGGTGCTATCGGACAAGCAAGCAGAGAATCAGACGGTTGGGAAAATGTAACAGGCAACTTAAAAGAGAGCTGGAATCAGCTCCTTGCGGTTATAGGCAAGCCAATTTTGCAAGTAGCAACTAACATTGTGCAAAAGTTGTCATCAGCTATCACAAAACTTACAGAGTACGCCAAAGGGGCGATAAATGCGCTTTCAAAGCTGTTCAACTGGGACGGAGATGATACAGCAAACAGCATTTCAGCCGCTGCAAGCTCGGCAGAAAATTTGACCGATGAGGCAGAAAGCGGTTCAAACTCATTAGAAAGTGTTGCGGATAGTGCAGAAAAAGCAAAGAACAGCGTTGCAGGTTTTGACAAGCTGAATGTTATTACTAAATCAGATAGCGGCGGTTCTGATACTTCCGCAAGCAGCACATCGGCAAACAATGGTACTTCTGTCGCAAATACTGTTGTTAAAGACACAAACAGCGGTGTTTCGGGTGCTTTTAAAAATCTATACGAAAAGAGCGGATTTAAAGGCTTTGTGGATAATGTTCAAAAGGGCATTAATAAGGTTGATTGGTCATCAATCAGCAAAAACTGCAAAATAATTTTTGATAATGTTAAGCCGATAGCCAAAAAAAGTTTTGAGAAGATTCAGCAGGTGAGTGCCGCCAAGCTCAAGGCGGTCGGCTCTGCATTCGGAGCGGTTGCGACAATCGGCGGAAAGTCGTTTCAGACCCTTTCGGGTGGTGTCGCAAAGTGGATTTCAAAAGACAGGGAAAAGATTATCGGCTTTATCGACACCATAGGCAATAATCTTACAAACGGTTATAACAATCTCTCAACTTTTTTTGATAATTTCGGTACGCTTGCAGGCAATGCAATTGACAATGTTCGTCCTCAAATGGAAGAGTCAATTTCAAATCTTTTAAGCGGTCTTACAACCTTTGCAGGTTCGGTTGGTGAAGTTATTTCGGGCGCATTTTCAATCGCAACCGAAAGCCTTGTTGAATGGACTGAAAATGACGGTGCAACAATCACAGAATTTCTTGAAAATTTACAATTGCAATTTGCAGATGTTTTTAATCTTGTCGGTCAGATTTTCGGAGATATCGGAACAATTATCAGCGAATGGTGGAACGGTAGCGGACAGGAAATTTTTCAGAATTTGTGTGATATGTTTCTTAATATCGGCACAACACTGATGAATGTGTACAATCAATGGATTAAGCCTGCGTGGGATTTTATCGTAGCAATCGTAAAGTCAGCGTGGGAAAATTGGCTGAAACCTGTTTTTGAGGGAGCAATAAACTTCTTCGGCAAGGTTGCAGACTGCGTTTCAACCGTGTGGAATAATTTCCTGTCACCGCTTGTAAACTGGCTTGTCAGCTTTTTGGTCCCTAAAATTCAGAATGTTTTCAATGCTGTAAAAAGAGTGTTTGATAATGTGTTTACGTTCATCGGTGGATTGGTTAATTCAATTCTTAAAGCATTCGGCGGTCTTATTGACTTTATCACAGGTGTTTTCTCAGGCGATTGGAAAAAAGCATGGCAAGGTATTCACGACTTTTTCAAGGGCATTTGGGATGGTATCGGTGCCGTGTTCAGATTTATTGTAAATGCTATCATTGACGGTATCAACAGTTTGTGGACAGGCATTTATAACTTTGTTTCGGGTGTTATCGATGCAATCGGCGGAATTGCAGGGGCTATTGGTTCTATCATCGGACAGGATTGGAGTTTTTCAATGCCTGAAAATCCGCCTCTCATTCCACATCTTGCAACAGGCGGACTTGTCAAAGCACCGACACTTGCGGTAGTCGGAGATAACGCAGGCGCTAATTCGGGCAATCCGGAAGTTATTGCGCCGCTTAACAAGTTACAGGGTATGCTCGACAATTCGGGCGGTCAGGATACGGTAATTCTCGGCGAAATTCTGTCGTATCTTAAAAAGCTGTATGAGATGTTCGTAATATTCAGAAACAACGGCGGTAACTACTATCAGTTTGTCGCTGAAATTAACGGCAATGATATTTTTAACGAAATCGTAAAGCAAAACGAACTTTATAAAAACCGCCATAACGGCAAATCGGCATTTGCGTAAAGGAGGTGCAGTATGTCAAATTATAAAGGTTATTTACTAAAATTCGGAAATACCGAATTTCCTAATAACTATTTCGCTGAATATTCGTCAACACCTGATCAGCGTATGGACAACGATGCCGAGCGTGACGATAACGGCAGTTTGCAGCGTTCAACACTGCCGACAGGTAAGACAAGCATTACTTTTTCTACCCACATTCTGCACTTGAACGAGAAAATCAATATGCAGAATATTATTAATTCTGCAATCGTGAACACAGTACAACGCAAATGCTATGTTACATATTGGAACGATGAAACCAACTCATATGACAGCGGATATTTCTATATTCCTGATATTGAGTTTTCGGTTATGGACGCAAGCAAGACAGACATCCGCTACAACCCGATAAGCATTGAGCTTATTGAGTATTAGTATTAAGGGGGTGCGGTATGATAAATTTAACAGATGAGGTCAAAAAGCAACTGCTCAATGACAGCTTGCAAAGGGAAATAATTATCAGCTTTCCTGACGACGATATTCCCAACATCACGGGCGAGAATATTGTATCTGAAAGTCTTGAACTTACGCAGGCAATCAGTGACGGCAAGGAGTTTAAACTCGGCGGCTGTATTGCGGGTCAGCTTACTGTAAGAGTGATAAATGTTGACACAGAGCTCAACGGCAAACGCATAAAAGTTATGATGAAACAGTCATACAGCAAGGGGCTTTTATTTCCCTCGGATTCAGTATTGCCGAGTGCAGATTTATATTGCGGTTATCAGTCTGGAGTTATTGAGGTGTCGCTATTCTGCGGTACTGTCAACAGCTCATCAAGACAGAAAAACAGGGCGGTAAAGGAAATTATCGCATATGACGATTTATACCTCGCTTCGCAAAAATACGCTTACAACTACTTTACAAGCCTTGCAATTTATTCGCCAAAAATAAGTTTATATGACTTGAGAGTATATCTCTGCAGCAGCTTTTTAAAAGATTATGATTACGAAAACGAATTTACAGGCTTTAATGACAGCAATGAGCTGTCACTGAAATTGGATCTTGTAAAATCGGTTTTCAATGACAAAACCACGATAGCGGACTTGTTGAGTGCGTACTGCGAACTTAATGCTTGTTTTGCAATTATGAGCGGAGAGGGCAAGATAAAGTTTATTCAAATTTTAAATCCTGAAACCGAGGCCGTTGACAACTACAGCAACCTCGACTTTGAGGAATACACAACACGCAGTATTAATCTTATTAAGTTTAAGTACAACAAGGACAGCTATTTTTCGTACGGTCATACAGAAGAAAAAAACAAAGTTGGTATATATCGGACAACATAATTACTGCGTGCTGTACCGACATTGCAGGTATTGTTACAAGTTTTAACGATAATAAAAGTAACAACTACATCTTTTACAATTTGTATGTTTACAGGCCTTTTAAAGCTGATGTTTACGGCAGGTGGTGGCTCGAATGTGGCGACAAGGTGAGCATAAAAACAGGCTTTACGGACACGGAAACGGTCGACAGTTTTATCCTTGAACGAACGCTGAAAGGCACTAACGGCATGAGAGTAAGGCTGACGGCAGAAGGTACAGAATATTTAGGAAAGGATGAGATAAATGAGTTACAGCAAAATTAATTGGGTTGACGGAGCTGTTCCGGCGCTGAACGCAACAAACTTAAATCGTATGGACAAAGGTATCTACAACAACAGCATAGACATAGCGCTTGCGGGTGACAACATCAACACGCTAAGTGAGAGAACAATTGCGATTAACACAGCCTTATCTGCAAAGGCAGATAAAACCGAGCTTGAAGATGAAATAACAGACCTTGACGAAACAGTGACAATGAAGATTAATCTTAAAGCGGATAAGGCGACGACTTTGGCAGGCTACGGAATTACAGATGCTTATGATAAAACGTATATAAACCGATCGTTAAACCTTAAGCTTGACGCAAAGCCATTCGATACTGTACCTAAGGAAAATAGCCCAAATTATGTTACAAGCGGCACTGTGTATAACAGTGTTAATTCGCTTAGGCAGACCATTGCGCAGAACAAAGCCGATATAGAAAAATCGCTTGCAAACAAATATGATGCGGCGAATAACGAAATCGGTTCGGGAGAATTATCTCCGGCGCAGACAATTTATGAGGGCAGTGCGGGAAAATTCGTTTATGTAAAGAACGGCGACGCAGTTACTGTGTCTGTAAATATTACAAGTATGTTGGCGGATACAAACTATTTGCAAATGTCGGGTTTGCCGTTCCCGTCAAAAACAGAAAGTAAACTTGCAAGTATTGCCGTATATTCTACAAAGAATAAATTGCGTAATGTGAGAATAGACGGCTCTTGGATTTATGTCAGCTCAACTGACAAATTTGCAGAGGGCGAAAAAATCAATTTCATTATTACATACATAATCAAATAAGGAGCGAATTACTATGGAAATCAAAGAAAGAATTACGCTTGATATGCTTACAAAAGAGGGAGTGAGCGTATTAAGACAGAGGGTTATTGAAATCGGCGGCACAGAAATGCAGGTCGGCGGTAATGTTCGCAATGATTTTACAAACTGTGAAGATGACAGAAAAATTTTAAAAGAACAGCTTTCGGAAGATTACTACAACGCAGTTATGGCGGTATGGAAGGTATAAATATGTCTTATAAATTTAAAGAAATATGGTGCAATAAAGGTAATTTCACAGGGAGCAACAGAAAATCTTCGGAAATTGATACACTTGTTATTCATTACACCGGCAACAACGGCGACACAGCAGAAAACAACGGTAACTACTTTAAGAATAATGTAGTTGAAACATCTGCACATTATTTTGTCGATGATACAACTGTTGTACGATCTGTCGCTGACAAAAATATTGCGTATTTGCAGGCGGTAAGTGGTTACCAACTGTAAAAGGTTTATCAGACTTCGCAGGCATTGCCGGCGAGGCAATCAGCGGTCTTGCAATCAAAGTAACAAAAGGTAAGATTAAGTACAGAGTGCATATTAAAGGCGGTCACTGGCTTAGCTGGGTTATAGGTTTTAATCTTAATGATGATGTAAACGGCTATGCCGGTATTCTCGGAATGGATATTGATGCTGTACAGATTTATTATACAACTCCTGCTGATGTTAAGTCCGCACACGGCAGCTACTATAAGGCTACATACAGAGTTTCTGCAGTTAATGAAGACTATTACGATTGGCAGCACGATGACGAAAAAGACAGTAAGCAGGACGGCTACGCAGAAACAAAGGGCAAGGCTATTGACCGTATTGAGCTTACTTTAACTTGATTTGGAGGTATAACTAAACTATGAAAGACAATATTATTCAGGCTACTGTTTCAGTAGCTATCGGTGCTCTGATATCATATTTTAATATCTTACTTATCCCAATTCTCGTGCTCATCGCTGTAATGCTTATTGATTATATTACAGGACTGACATCTGCGTACAGAAACGGTGAATTAAAAAGTAAAACAGGTTTAATCGGAATTTTGAAAAAAGCAAGCTATCTCGCTCTTGTGGTTGTTGCGGGTGTTGTCGATTATTTAATCTGCACAGGCTTAGCGGCGGCAAATGTAAATATAGGTGTCACATATTGTTGCGGTTTAATTGTAACGATTTGGCTCATCATCAACGAATTAATCTCAATTCTCGAAAATCTCTCGGAGTTAGGCACGCCAATTCCGAAATTCCTTGTAAATATCGTCCGCCGATTGAAAAATACAGTTGAAAACAAAACCGATACAGACACAAAAGAATAGCATATATAAGTTTAGCCCCTCGCTTATTTGAATTTTAAAATCAAGGTGGTTCAGTAGGTGGCTCAAAATTGAAAAAAGTATAGTGTCTATCGAATGTTTTTAAGATTGTATTTGCGGTTTGGGAGCGTAGACGGACACATTTTTGACCTTTCCGCAAATCCTCAACAAAGCCTTACACACGGCGGTTTCAGCTCTTTATTTTTTCGTTAATTTATGTTATAATAAGGCAACGACCACATAGTATCCCACAGATACTGAAATCACAAAAATTAAATAAATCCGGGTGTGGCGCAGCTGGGAGCGCGGGTGGTTTGGGAGCATAGACGGCATTTCTGACGTTTATCGGTGCCAACCGCCGAAAGCCCTTTAACCGTGCGATTTTTAGACGGTATGGAAAACAAAAAATGGCGGTCAAAAATGTGTTTGACCACAGATTTGACCACTTACATGACCGCAATTTAATAACTATCGGGGTGTAGCGCAGTTGATAGTGCGCTGCATTTGGGATGCGGAGGCCGCGAGTTTGAGCCTCGCCACTCCGACCAAAAAGGCTCTGGAATTGCTTGATTCCAGAGCCTTTTTCTTTGTTTACTGTGGGTCAAATATTATCCTTCTGTACCAGCGAATTCAGCAATTACTTTTACGATGTTATTAAGCATCGGTCTAAAGTTATCAAAATTAATACTTTTGTAATTTGACTGAATGAAATTGGCGAATATTTCTTTCCCATAGTGTTTTTCCTTATTCGCTTTGTCATTCGATGAAAATGTCTTTCCGGCAATAACATGGTTTCTTGTAGTATCATCGAATAAATCCTCTATTTCACATTCTGCTTTTCCGTCTACTAATTGATTTGTCACTAAGAACAAATTGCCCTCATCAATTATTTTCATGCAAAGATCTTCTTTGAGTTTATCTTTATCAGAAGATGATAATCCAATGTGAGAAACAAACGAGTGTAATGGTTTGCACTTATTAGACAACTCATTGTCAAAAATCAAAATTACAGGATTACACAAGTTCTTATCAAAGCATCCGCTAAAAACTTTGAAATAATTTGTATACTTTGGATTCTTGTCCGAAAAAAAGTTGTACAAATTTTTCATGGCATCAGCACCATCTTGGCTCATATGGAAAAAGTATTTGAACCTCTTTGACCTCTTTAAAAAGGACACTTTGAACTCAAAGTGTCCCTCTGGTGTTTTTTCGATGAGTTCAGGATATTCTGTATAAAGGTTCTTTAAAGCTGCCTTTATATATTTAATATCGGTTTTTCCCTCAGTAACAATTACTGGTTTTTCATGTGCAAAAAAATACCTATAAAACAAAAATTTTTGATACTGTTTTTCTCGTCCGTTAAGACAAAACACAGAATGCTGTTGACTAACATCTTTAATGTTATTGTATTTGTCCAATTGATCGATAAAAGCAAATTTTCCTTCCAACTGACTAACTGTTCCTTCAACGCCATTATTGTCAAAACATCCGGTTTTATAGAGAGAATCAGCCATTGCTCTCACTTGTTTGTAATACCTATGATCAACACTGAGTTTTTTGTTTATTACTAGCCCCGTTACCGTTTGGCGTGAATCCCTATATTGAACGCTTGTTTTCTTGGTATTGACTTTAAATCCAGCCCGCTCAACTTCATGAGTTAATTCGTTATAGAAAGGTTCCCATTGTTCAATGAAATTCTTATCATTAGTAGAAAAACTCAAATCATCAGCATATCGGGTATAATCCAAATGATATTTTTTTGCAATTCTTATAATCCTCATATCGAAGGTTTGACAGATATAGTTTGTAATAATAGGCGAAGTTGGCGCACCTTGTGGAAGTTTACCTTGATAGCATGTTAGCTGCGCCATAACAATAGCCAACTCGTGTGGAAGGGCAAAATCGCGGTTTTTCTCAAAGAAACCGCAAACCCTACCGAAATGAAAACTATCAAAAAAATCTTGCAGGTCAATATTTACCACTATGCGCTTATTTCTATGCACCTCGCCGTTCGTAATGATACTTTTCCCTTTTTCGAAAGCGTGTGAAATATTAGTGCGTATATTGTTTTGCTTGCGCAAGAATTGTTGATGGTGTAAAAGAATGCTATAAAGTTTTTCCTGGATTTGCTTAAGATCTCCAGTCGGGGCACAGATTTTTCTTGTTCCCCCAGATTTTTTAGGGATCTCAAATATTTTATAAAAACTATCGACTTTGGCAACATATAAAACGTGAGTCAGCTTGCCATGAGGAATTTCCAATAAATCCGCCAGATCGTTTCTGGTACATACATATTCAAAAGTCATACATGACATCTCCTAAAAAAAGCAGCGTATGGCAACTCATTATGCGAAATTTACAGAGATTAAAGAGGCGACGAAGCATGGAAAGACGCAAATGCTCCCACCATTTTAGTCAACGCTTGCGAAACACAAGCCCAAAATCTTGCCATACGCTTGTCAACATTATAACACACATCTCTCCATTATTCAATCATTTATACAAATTATTGCATACATTTGAAATCACATAGCAAGTACAAACGGCACAGAAAAATCCGTGCCGTTTGGTCAGGCCTCTTGCTCTGCCTTGAGCCGTTCTTTTTCCGCCTTGATTTGCGCCTTAACCTCTGCAATCATTTCCGCGAGCTTTTCTTTACATTCCTCGCGCGTTTTCGCGTAGATATTGAGGCTTTCCCGCTTGCCGTAGGCATTGGTCGGAGTGTACCGTCCCTCGTAGAGGTGGTCGTTAATCATGGTGACACAGCCCGTCCCGGGCTTTCGTATTTTGGGCTTGTACGGCGTGAATTCGACCGGGGAGGTATCTTTCCTTTCCTTCCGCGCTATCGTCGGCATTTGGGCATCTGTACCGCCGATTTTGCGGTCAATATGCACTGCCGCCTGCCTTTGCATGGTATCGGTGATATGGCTGTAAATATCAAGCGTGGTTGCCGAGGACACATGGCCTATGGTTGCCGAGAGCGTTTTCACATCCATACCGTGCTCCAGCGCCATGGTAGCAAAGGTGTGATGCAGATCGTGAAAGCGCACCTTTTTACAGCCTGCCCGTTCCAAGATCAGTTGTAACCGTTTTCTAACCGATGACGGATTTCTCGGTCTGCCGTTATCCTTCGGTGACGGGAACATCCACTCCGAATCCACCGTTTCCTTATACGCCACAAGGGTTTTCAAGAGTGACGGTGGCAGAATAACGGTGCGTATCGAGGCTTTTGTTTTCGGCTCCGATATAATCACCTCTGCCTTGATGATATATACCTGCCGTTCGATATGCAGCTCTCCTGTTTTGAAGTTCAGGTCACTCCATTTGAGTGCCAATATCTCACCGCGCCGCATCCCCGTGCCGAGCTCCAGCAAGAAGAGCTCATAGCAACCTTCTTCCTTTGCCTGATGCAGAAATCGGATAATTTCATTTTGCGTGAGCACCTGCATCTCCCGTGCTTTCTTCGGCGGTAGTTGGCATGTATCCCCCTTATCGTTCTGTCCGAAAGTCCCTTTCCGTAGGTTTTTGCGTGCAGTTTTCTTCCGTCTGTCTTTTCCTTTGCGTAGAATTGCTGTAAATCCGACTGTGACAGCCTGTTCAGCGGAATTTTTCCGATTTCGGGAATGATATGATTGAAAATGCGGTTTTCATAGTCGGTTCTTGTGGTAATACGGAGTGTGTGTCGGCAGTAGGTCTGATACCAGAAGTCGATCCAATCCCCGAACGGCATATCCGGCTTAATTTTATCGGAAGAGCGTCCGTACTGCTCTTTGAAATTTTCCAGCTTTGCACTGCATTCCGTTTTCGTCTTGGCGGTTACGCATTTTGTAATCGGCTGACCTTTCTCGTTGTAGTCTATAACAACCCGGCCTTCCCACCGCCCGTCTTTTCGCAGGCGGAGCGTTCCATCCCCATTTTTTCTGCGCTTAGCTATTTTTATCCCCTCCGTCCGACATAATCTCATCCATAAAGTTCCCCACGATAGCGGAAGCGTTTCTCTGCATATCGGTGGTCACATGGGTGTAGGTGTCCAGCGTAAAGCTGGCGTTGGTATGCCCGAGGATTCCCAACAGGGTTTTCCCATCCACGCCGCCCGCCAGCGCGTGAGTGGCGAAGGTGTGGCGAGATCGTGGAACCGAATCAGCGGAAGCTCCGCCTGTTTTAACAGTGTTTTTAATCGGTGGTAAGCATAGTCGGGGTGCATCGGTTTTTCGGGCTCATAGATATTCGGGAATATCCATTCGCTGACTGCCGTTTCTTTTCGCTTCCGCAGAAGTTCCGCAGTGCTCGGCGGCAGGACAATCGTGCACGTTCCCGTCTCGGTTTTGGTTTCGCCGATATTCAATCCGCCGCCTTTCCTTTTAGCAAGCGAGCGCCTCACTTTCAGCTTTCCGTTTTCCGCATCGAAGTCCTCCCACTTCAGTCCGCAGATTTCACCCCGCCGCAGTCCTGTGGTCAGCTCGGTGTAGAAGAAATCGTACCACCGCTCATCCTGTCGGATGCGCTGCATGAATCGCTCAAGCTGTTCGTCATTGAGTATCTGCTTCGGCGGATAATTGTTTTTGGGAATCGTTGTGCCGACCGTTGGATTTTTAACAATCAGCCGTAGGCGCACCGCCATATCGAGTGCTTCGTGCAGCATCATATGAATACCGCGCACCATACTGTCGGCAAGCTCGGTGCCGTGTAGCCTGTCAGGTTTCACCCGACCTTTCTTTTTGACGCTGTTATAGAATTTTTGAAGTTCCTGCGTGGTCAGCGCCGACAAAGGTCTGTCGCCGAGATACGGTTTGATTTGATTTTTAATCATCGCTTTGTAAGAATCAAGCGTGCTTTCACGAATCGTGAAGATCATATATTCATTGATCCATCGGTCAAGCCACTCGCCGAGCATCATATTCGAATCCTCGGTGAGGTCGGCGTCGCGGTACATCTCGATGCAGTCGTGGAGCTTTTCGGTCAGTTCCTTTTGTGTTCGGGCAAGCACATAGCGGTGAATCGGAGCTCCGTTCTTTTTGTGACCGACAACGATGCGGCCTTCCCACCGTCCGTCATCGCGCTTGCGCACCATACCGTCTCCCAACGGTCTTCGTTTTGCCATGGTATCACCTCCTAGCAGGGCTCTCGCCAGCCGAACACACAATACCACATACATGGCGGAATATCCAGCTAAATTTGCGGTAAAATTCGCAACCCCTAAATCAGCGAGGTTTTTATCGCCGCAACCCCTAAATTGAAGCTTTTATAACCGTTCTTAAAAGCCATACAAAGCCTTGTGCGGTCGGCGTTGCCGTCCGCTGTTCCATGCGAGGGGAAAGCAAGGCAACCCCTCGCTTTCTCCTGCTTATTTTCGTACGGAGCGTAAAACTGCCGTTATACCGCCGATTTTCCATGCTTGCGGTCAAATTCGGTGAGTTTTTTCAAAGCTGACTGACACCGCATTTCGCATTCCAAACGAATCATATGCTGCTCGTAATGATACTCCACCGCATCCTCTATCGGGCGGACGGTATAGAGCAAATTGTCGTTACGCTTTTCGCCTTTTTGCGTGTACACAGAGGTCGGCTCGGTTGTGATCAACCGCTTTTTGGTCAAACCGTCCACATGTTTTCTAACGGTGTTTTTGCTCATGCCGACAGCTTTCCCGATCGTTTTGTAGCTCGGATGGCACTGAAATGTTTTCCTGCCCTCGCAGTACATCAGATACGCATACACTGCAATCTCACCGGTGCTCAGTCCCAAACAAAATATTTCATTCGGCACGGGAAAATAATCCCGGATTGCATCACGCTTTGGATATCGGGTGAATTTCAAATGCTGCCTCCCGTCTTTTCTTCGACCCATGCGCGGAATTTTTCTTTCGGTACGATGAGCCGTGAGCCGATACGCAACGACGGAAACCCTTTCTCGTGCATCAGCTCGTAGCTGCTTGAGATGGAGATGCCGAGGAGCTTGGCTACCGTTTCAGCATTAAGGAACAGTGGCAGATTTTCATAAGCGGTGTAAACAGATTCTTTCATTGGTTTTTCCTCCTGTTAAATTCACACGGCTTTTCGCCGTGTTATGTAGAGGACTGCTGTTTTGCAAAACAAAAGGACCCGCACTCAATCCCGATGCTGATCTGCATCGGTGATTATGTAAGTGCGAGTCTGAAACTCAAAATAAAAATATGTGTATTCAATTGTCGGTTGCTTTCTTTACTTGCAGTATAACATACCGGGGAAATTCTGTCAAGTTTTTTGCGCCAACAGTGTATATTCCGGCGCTTTTGCGGGAATACTGTTTTCTTTGTTTTCTGCGGTGCAGATTTTAACCGTGCTGTGTCGAACTAAAAATTGCAAGGCCAAAACGCAAAATCGGCTCGGCCTTGTTTCTGCTTATTCAATCCTCTGACGGTTTACACAACACTTCGGTCATGATTCTCGCCGCGAGCTTAAAGCCGCTGATAAACGCTTCACGCTCATTCATACCGTGCAGTTCCGCCTCGCAGTCTTTGAGCTTTTCAAAGGTTTCTTTTAGCTGAGCCGTAAGCGTCGGTATCAAGCTGTCCTGATGCCGAATAACATAGCTCAACATTTCGCTGTAAGCACTCCCGCGCTTAAAACTGTGTTCGTACGGAGCGATGTTTCCATAATACAGATCTTCAAGTGTTGTCATGCTCATTCCACCTCACATAGAAAGAGGGCGGCACGCTATCGGTCATATCCGACATCGTGTCGCCCTCACTTTTCATTTTCTCTGCCGCAATCAGCGCGTGCTTGACAAGCAGCATTTCAAGCCAAGTACGCTCGTCGTATTCCGACGGACGACCGTTTGTCATGTAATCTGCAATTGCCGCACTCATAACTCCGTACTTTTCACCGCTGTAAATATCAGCAATGCTTATCTGTGCCATATCCGCACCTCCTTTGCAGTACACAACAGTACCACACAGGTTTGCGAAAGTCCAGGGGTTTATGGAATAAATAAAATAACAAGATCTCCTACGGTTTATATTGGCCATTCAATCTCATTCAATTGCAAAAGATACTTTAGTCCTTTTTCTGGATTGACCATCTTAATGAAATAAGCTAATCCATAAAGGTGTTCCTTATAAAATCCTTTCTCGCACCCGATGTGCGACATATGATCCACCACACCATATTTTTTGCAATAATATATCGCATTTTCAAGTTCATTAATGCGTTTTTTGGGAATGGCAACCTCCTTATTAACAATTAAACCAGTTACCTCTTGTCGTTGGTGAGCATATTGTAGTCTAAACTTTCCTTCGTTTATTTCATAGCCTTCCTCGTATATGATTTTACGAATTAGTTCAATATACTTTTGTATAGTTTTCTTCCCAGAAAAAGTAATATCGTCTGCATATCGGGTGTAACTAGCACCAATTTTATCTGCTAGTCGCCCTAATCGCTTATCCAATTTCAGCGAAACCAAATTTGATATAGTTGGACTTGCAGGAGAACCTTGCGGCAGAACACTTCTTGCATTTGTGCACAGGTTTGTCAAAAGCTTTGAAACGCTATCTGTATACCCAATGTATTTAAATATCTTGTAAATTTCTCGATATTGAATGCTAGGAAAGAAATCTTTCAAATCGATATTTACTACCAACTCTTTTCCAGTATGTTGAACTGCGTTATCGTATATCGACACTCCTTTTACAAACCCTTTGGCAAATTGCGAAACAGAAAATTTATCGAGTATATTTTCTTTTATCCATAATTGAATCCTTTTTAACTCCTCATTAGGAGCTTCAATCTCTCTCAATCCACCATTTTTCTTTGGAATGTGAAAAACCCTGTAGGAATCACACTTTTTGTCACCAAAAAGTCTGTCTTGAGCACTTTTATGAATGCCAAGCAGTTGTCTTAGATGTCTCAAATTATATATCACAGGCACATTGTTATCTGTAAGCCGTTGATTGTACTCTTCTATAAGTCGTTTTTCTTCTTCAGTAATAACTCCCGCTTGATATGCCTTTTCAATATGCTCCATAATATCACCCTTTAATATAAATATAAACGAGCCCCTACACCTACTTTAGTCTGATATTCGTGCCGGATAGGTTAAAACTGCGTAAGCGTTTTAACCTATCCGGCATTCAGGCTTTCTGTTAAGAAAGCCTGAATGACGAATGGTGGAGCGGAGCGACGACAATCGTCACATTGGTTACATAGGCATAGCCATATGCATATGCCTTCGGAGGGGTTGGCGAGCGGAGTGCGCAGCACCGCCGCCCCCGAAGCAGG